ACAGGGATGACGATGATTACAAAGGCGCCGTCAGTATATTGAAGCCGGCACTTGAACAGTCAATGGGCAGAAAAGTCACAGTGTTCAAGAGATATCACGAACACAAGAAGAACATGACTGACTGGTATATTGAACCTGATGGCTCTCTTGAAGGTGACGAGGACGGTGATGGCACCGCAGAAGTGGTCAGTCCTCCGCTGCCGGCGAAGGATGCTGTCCAGGCACTGAAGAATTTCTTTGCTCTGGCCGCACAACACAAGATTTACACAAATGAATCAACTGGCCTGCACATCAACGTCAGCATTCCACAGAAAATTGATCTGTTGAAGCTGGCAGTGTTTACCGGCGACCAATATGTGCTGAAGAATTTCGACCGTCTTGACAATGACTATGCTGAGCCGGTGACACGCGACATACCAAGACGCGCCGATGGTGAGGATGTTATCAAGATCAAGCAGGAACCAGCAAGAGCAGGTAAGAACGTATTCGGTCAGCGTAAACAAAACACGGTGATCAACTTCGATCTGTTGAAGAAGATAGCCACAAATGTCTCTAGCAATCACACAGCAAGTATCAGCAGCAATGGCAAATGGATCAGTTTCAGACATGCCGGCGGAAACTACCTCAAGGACTACGCTGAAATTTTCAATGTTGTCGGGCGTTTCGTCCGTGCTGTTATCATTGCCAGTGACCCAACGATGTATCAACAGGAGTATAAAGCGGCAGTGGCAAAGTTGGTTACTCCTGCTGCTACATTAGATAGTTTACAATCAACGCTTAACTATATCTCTACCAAGGGAGTGCCGGTTATGGAGATTCACATGGCAAGCAAGAGTAGAGCAACAACGATTGATGTGAAGAAACAATTCCAGAAGGTTAAAAATGAATACTATTCGCTGGAAAGAATGATTAGCCAAGGAGCATTTGGCCCCAACCAGGTAACATTCACTATGAGCAGCGCCAGTGCTAAACAAAAACTCATAGCAGCAGCGAGTCCGACTGGACAGTTCAAAACATGGGTGACAGCCGCACCGATTGACAGATTCTTCACCATCCAGATTGTTCCTCAGACCGCTGAACAATTTAAGTTGATGTCTCAAGATGAATCTGGTTGGGGTGCCGGAGTCCATACTACAGAAGGTAGAGGATACAATCCTGATGGTTACTTCGTCATTGCCGCAACTAATATTCCACCGAATGACCCTCGGACAAAACAAGTGATGCTCAATGTGCGAAAAGAGCATTATCGTAATAAAGCGCCGACCCAAGCAAGGTGGAGAGCATAATGCTAATCCGTGAAATTATCATGGAGGCGGGCGAGGCTCCTATTTATTACTTTGCATACGGTATGCTCTGTGACCCTGACATTATGAAATCTGCCGAACTCATCGGTATGGCCACGCTGCCAAACTTTCAATACGAACTACTTCAGTTTGCTAATGTGGTTCCGACTGCAGGCGCCAAAGTATACGGCACCCTTTGGAATGTCTCCAGGAAGTTCCTCAGTGAACTGGACATGGTTGAAGGATATCCTAAGTTCTATGATCGCAAAACGGTTCCTGTGACGGTTAACGGGCAGCGATACGAGGCAGCACTATATACCATGACACCAGAATCCCGCGACACCCTTGAGGGAAGTAGACCAAGTCAACGATACATCAACAAGATTGTTCGTGGATACAAACATGCCGGCGTGCCGCTGGATCAACTACGGAATGCCCTAAAAGATTCATATCGTCGGGTTCCAACAAGATAATGCGCGCCAAACATTTCATCACTGAATCGGCTCTGGCTGACCTTGAGCAATACCTACCTAATCATATCAAACATGGTCATCATGCCGTGGATGATCTGATGAAGAAGATTGCCCAACGACATAGCATAACATCAGACGCCCTTCATGATCTATTCACGCGAAAGCACAAGAAGTCACCGCATGATCTACTCAAAGATAGGTTAGAGGAAGATGACGGGCCCGATGATCAAACAAAAGAGTTCATTCAATGGTCTCTGAAAACCCTACATGTTCAACAACCGCACCCGGAGATAACACTGAGCAAAGATGCCGAGAAAGCACAGCAGGGTCATCACACCGGAGTGAATATTCCGGCGAAGAATAAGATTTGGATTTATGTCGGCAATCGTAATCAAGTTGATGTGTTTCGCACCATATTCCATGAGTTAGTTCATGCCCGTCAATACCAACTCGGTATGATAAAGAGCGGTGACTCATATCCAGGTAGTCCCATTGAAGTTCTGGCAGATGCCATGGCCGGAAAATATATCAAGATATACGGCAAGGAACATCCGGAGATTTATCAATGAGAGCCATAGAATTTGTTGCTGAATCCCACGAACACGGCGTTGTCAGTAAACGATATCTAAGTGGTGACAACAATGACACCTGGACGCATGTGGGGACGAGAGTTTAGAGAGGAAATAGACCTAAGATGAGAGCCCAAGAGTTTATCACAGAAGCAGGAATGGATCCTGGTATTGACAGGGCCCTTAAACAGAAGGGCTACACCAAGCAAGGACGAGGCACAGATCAGAATGTCTATCTGGAACCTGGCACCGGCATGATTATGAAAATCTTCCGTAGTAGCCGTTCCGGAGAAGGAAGCAACAAGATTACCCCCGGTCAAAAAACATTCAAGGCATTTGCCGACTATTGCCTTGCGAACCCTGACAACGAGTTTCTACCTGACTTCACCGGGTGGGAAACTTTCAAGTTCCACGGATACATCTATCTTCAAATCCGAATGGAAAGACTATTCAAACTTGACGCAGATTGGGGAGACTTTCTGGAGAATCTCAGCGGTCAGGCAATGTTCTCAAAGGATGCGTTTCATAAAGACCTTTTCATCAAAGATGCCGTAAACGATGATGAGGAGTTTGATCAAACCAGTGCAGGCGAAATGCTTTCAATGTTAGGATCAGAAGGCTTCAATGAACTCTGGGACACCGTTTATGAACTGAGTCAGATTGCAAAGTCCGGTGGATTCAAGATAGATTTGCACGGCGGCAACTTCATGCTCGGCAGCGATGGTCATATTGTCATAAGTGACCCATTCTTCCTTGGATGGAATCATCCTGATCTAAAAACTGCAAGTCCATGGGACGAAGATGACGATGAGGATGAACCCGATGAACAGGTTGATGGTTCCATGGAAAGATCATTCCATGGTTCAGAAGAGGATGAGGATGAGCAAGAAATAGATCAATATGGTAATGAGGTGAAAAGGTGAGATTATTTGAGTTCTCTCTGCCCAAAAACTCCTGGGAACTGATTATCTCCTCTGCTGATAAAGAAGAGGTGGGCCCGGAACTCATTGATCTGGTCGGACATGCCTACTCCATGACACCACATGGTTCCTTTGTGGACAGCATCAGAGATGTAATTCCATCGGATTGGAATGTCATTGATTGGGACCAAGATCCCGATGTTGATGCCACAGTGTTCTACCGCGAGAATCGCCCTGGTGAAAAGTGGTACGGACACAAGATACAAGGTATTGGTCATGACGGGCAACGAGCCAGCAAGACCAAAGCCATTGAGCAAACTAAAGACCTACTGATGCAACCTGGTTGGTGGATTGAATCATCCGATGCCATGGAACACATTCTGAAACGGATCGGAGCAATCCCAGTGTCGGATGAACGCTTCCTCAAAACTCTATTCAATGATCCACATCTTCATATGGTGGATGATGATTCTTATGTTCGCAAGTTGGGCAATGGCCAACTGATCCGCGAAACAGTATTCGGTAAACCTGCTCTGAAATAACGTTGACTTCCTTGTGGCAATAGTGTATACTATTACTTTACAAGGAATTCTATGGACAAAATCTTTAGCGGAGCAGAAAAAGCAAAACTCACCCAATTAGTGAACGAAGGCATGACCGTGCTGAACGAGATTGAAACTCTCACCGGCGGGTTATCAGACACCATCAAGGCAGTGGCAGAGGAACTTGAAGTCAAACCGAGTATTCTCAAAAAGGCTATCAAAGTGGCGCATAAGGCATCACTTGGTTCCACAAATCAAGACCACGAAGCACTCAATACTATTCTTGAGGCAGTTGGGAAGACACTATAATGGGCTGCGGAATGTCAGCAGTTCACGATGACGAAAATGAATGGCACCGGCTCAAGGAGACCTGCCAGATCAAAGATGTCAAATGGGACGTTTATAGCCAAGAGGCGCATCATGTCAAAGCGGGCTGGTTAGCATACAAGCACACCGGTCGCAGACTCAAACTTTATGTCAGGCAAGAAATGGAAATGGCTGAGTTGAAGGCAAAGCACAAAAAAGAAATGGAAAAACTCAACGGTCTGTTGTCTTTTGAGGATTCCCTCGGATGAGTTATATTGATGCCATACACTCCAAGAACGAGGACCGCATCTATGTGGTTGAGCGGGATAAGAATGGGAAACGCCACTTCAACGAATATCCGTCTAACTATATCTTCTATTATGCTGATCCGAAGGGCAAACATCGTTCTCTCTATGGAGACCCGGTTTCCCGATTTAGCACACGCAATCGCGCAGAGTTTGAGAAAGAACGGCGCATCCACTCAAAGAAAAAACTCTTTGAGAGTGACGTTAATGTAGTTGCCCGTTGTCTCAGCGAGAACTATCGCGGGCAAGACGCACCGAATCTTCACACTTGCTTCCTTGACATTGAAACTGCGTTTGATCAGGAACGAGGGTTTGCTCCGCCTGAGGATCCGTTCAATGAAGTCACTGCCATCACAGTCTATCTTGACTGGCTGGAAAAATTGATCACCATGGTCATTGCGCCGAAGCACATGTCTCCGGAAACAGCACAAGAAATATGTAACTCGTTTGAGAACACCATGTTGTTCACCAATGAGAAGGACATGTTTGATGTGTTCTTTCAGTTGATTGATGATGCTGATGTGCTAACCGGATGGAACTCTGAAGGATACGATCTGCCTTATCTGGTAAATCGTGTCACCAAGGTAATGAGCAAGGACGACACACGCAAGTTCTGTCTCATGGGTCAGTATCCTAAGGCGCGAACATACGAACGGTTCGGCAAAGAAGAAACCACATTTGATCTGGTCGGTCGCGTTCACATGGATTATCTTCAACTGTATAAGAAGTATAACTATGAGAACCGTCACTCCTACAAGTTAGACGCCATTGGCGAACTAGAGGTGCATGAAAACAAGACCGCGTATGAAGGCACCTTGGACAAACTCTACAATAATGACTTCCGAAAGTTCATTGAATACAACCGACAGGATACATTGTTGGTATATAAGATTCACCATAAGTTACAGTTCCTTGAACTGGCGAATCAACTGGCACATGAAAATACCGTGTTGATCCCGACTGTCATGGGCACAGTGGCAATGGTGGAGATGGCCGTGATGAATGAAGCACACGACCATGGTCTCGTAGTTCCTGATAAAAAACCAAGGAGTATTTCTGATGAACAACAACCAGCGGCAGGTGCCTATGTTGCTACGCCCAAAAAGGGCATCCACGAATGGGTCGGAGCAGTTGACATTAACTCACTGTATCCCTCGGCAATCCGCGCACTCAACATGGCGCCGGAAACCATCATTGCTCAGATCAGACAAACTAATACTGAACAGTATATGCACGACAAGGGAGTTCGGTTAGCCAAGGAGAAAAAACGCCACAAAGATGGCGATGATGATGTCACCGGTAGTATTCTATGGGAAGGTTTATTCGGAACACTGGAATACACCTCGGTGATGAATCAGGAACTTGGAACCACACTCACCATTGATTACGAAGATGGCACCTCAGAGGAAAAGAGTGCTGCGGAAATCTGGAAGATGATATTCGGTGGTCATCGTCCGTGGATGCTCAGTGCAAACGGCACAATCTTCTCGTATGAGAAGCAAGGTATCATCCCTGGTATTCTATCCAAGTGGTATTCAGATCGTAAGGTCATGCAGAAGAAGATGCGCGAAGCCACAACAGTTGAAGATAAGAACTATTGGGACAAGCGACAACTGGTCCGTAAGATTTTGCTGAACTCAGCATATGGCGCTCTGTTGAATGAACACTGTCGTTTCTACGATAAGCGCATCGGTCAATCTGTTACTCTATGTGGACGACAGATCGTCCGTCACATGAGCGCACACATCAACGAAGTGGTCGTCGGTTCTTATGACTACACCGGTGAAGCAATCATCTATGGTGACACTGACTCATGTTACTTCTCAGCATGGTCTATGCTCAAAGAAAATGTAGAAGCAAAGACGATGGAGTGGAGCAAGGAAGTTGCAGTGCAACTGTATGACACCATTGCCGATCAGATCAACGATGGCTTCCCTGAGTTTATGGAAAAGGCATTCCACTGTCCTCGTAGAAACGGCGAAATCATCAAAGCAGGTCGTGAACTTGTGGCTGATAGTTCATTGTTCATCACCAAGAAACGGTATGCCCTGAACATTTACGACAAGGAAGGTAAGCGACTTGATCTGTATGATCCGGCTACTGCCAAGAAGAACGGAGTGCGTTATGGCATCGGTCAGATTAAGGCAATGGGTCTTGATCTGAAACGGTCTGATACCCCGAAGCATATTCAGGAGTTCCTTATGAGTATTCTGGAGATGATTCTGGATGGTAAGAAGCGCGACGAAGTGGTTGAAGTGGTGCGTGAGTTCAAGACGATTCTTGGTAAACAAGAAGGCTGGACAAAGGGCTCACCGAAGTCTGTGAATAATCTCACCAGGCACACAGCAGTTTGGGAACGAACTGGTAAGTGCGGAGTTGGGCATGTCATGGCATCAATCAATTGGAACAACCTGCGTAGAATTCATTCGGACAACTATTCCATGAAGATAGTTGACGGTATGCGGATCGTGGTGTGTAAGTTGAAGCAGAACCCGTTGGGATACACTTCAATTGCCATGCCGACAGACGAATCTCGATTACCGGACTGGTTCAAGGAACTACCGTTTGATGATATTGAAATGGAAAGTGGGTTGGTTGATAAGAAGATTGAAAATCTATTGGGAGTGTTAGGTTGGGACATACGAAGCAGCACAAACACTAACTCAATGGTTGATTCACTATTCACTTTCGGCTAACAAGAAGTTGACTTACGCACAATATTCCACTATAATGACACACGCTATTGTAAATAGTATAAAGGAAAAACATGAAAAGTATTTTGAAAGATTTAGTTGAACACACCGTCAGCATTGATGGAGTTTCGTTGGTAAAGGTTACTGGAACAGCAACCGAAACGTCAATCACGGCATTACCTGAGGACAAGACGGTGATCATCACAGGTAAGTTCAACAAGCCTATTGCTGAATTGACAGGAGTTTTCGGTATGCCGAACCTGTCAAAACTGAAAACGGTTCTGTCGCTGGAAGATTACACCGATACAGCAAAGATTTCGGTTACTTCTGAGCAGAAGAACGGAGTGTCTGTCCCAGGGTACATCCACTTTGAAACGGTCAGTGGGGATTTCGTCAATGACTATCGTTTGATGTCAAAGGAAATCGTTGAGGATAAGGTAAAGTCTGGTAAAGCAGCAGTTCAACTTGTTTGGAATGTTCAGTTCACTCCGACTATCGCCGGCATTCAACGGTTGAAGCGTCAGTATCAGGCCAACTCAGAAGAAATCAGTTTTGTGACAAAACTGGTGAAAGATGAACTGAGAGTTTACTTCGGTAACCCGTCAACTCACTCCGGCAACTTTGTGTTTCAATCACCGGTCACTGGCACATTGAAGAGCCAATGGAACTGGCCGATCAAGCAGGTTCTGGCCATCATGGATCTATTCGGCGACAAGACCATTCGGATTGCTGATCAAGGCGTCATGGAAATCACCGTGGACAGTGGTCTGGCAGTATACACATACAATGTGCTGGCTCTGGTAAAATGATCAAGGGTGTAATCAGCGGTTCTCAGTCAATAGATGTGACTGGCGGGTATCTAAATTACCCGTCATTCTCTATGAACAGCAATAATCCGGTTATCGGGATGATGCGTTTTAACACATACGGTCAGAACGTGGAAGTGTTTGATGGTGCCAGTTGGCACTCTATGAACGGTGCTGTCCCTGTGGTCAAGTTAACTATGTCTGCTGAAACTGCCATTGCATGGGCCACCAAGAAGATGGATGAGGAAGAGCAGTATATGAAACTCGCCAAAGAATACCCGGCAGTCCAAGACTTACTCAATCAACAAGCAGAACTAAAACACAAACTTGACATGGTGGCGGCACTGGTCAAATCCGAAGTAACAGTATGACAGACAATCTATCAAAAAAGAATAAGTCCGATTGGGCCCTTTTTTTACCCGCCATGAGCACCTTCTACATCAGTGGTATCGGAAAACAAATGTCCGGAGAGGCATATTTTGATCCAGCGCGGATGCCGAAAGGTATTCCCGATTCTGACATGCTGAACTTTTTCAGCAGCAAGGGTCTGTATAACTATAAGTGGTGTTTGTATTCTGCTGGCCACGCCGACCTTGATGTGAACAAGCAGTCAGCAAATGACGCTGTGATCCGTCAACGAGAAAAGGGAACGTTTGTTTTAGGTGACTCAGGTGGATTTCAAATCTTCACAGGACAATGGCCTGGTGACTGGAAAGATCCTAACTGTCCTAAAGCGGCAAAGAAACGAGCAGAAGTTCTGTCATGGTTAGAGGAATACTCTGACTATGCCATGACGCTTGACGTTCCAAGTCGTATTGAACATGCCTCAGCGGAAATCAAGAAGATCACCGGAATCAAAACATATGCAGATGCCGTAAAGGCCACGCACATTAACAATCAGTTCTTCATCCAAAACCGTGTACCTGGTAAAACTAAGTTTCTCAATGTTCTTCAAGGTGGTAATCATACTGAATCAGAAGACTGGTACCAGGAGATGAAGAAGTATTGTGATCCGAATCAATATCCTGATACATACTTCAATGGTTGGTCAGCGGGCGGCATGAACGTGCAAGACATTGAATTGATTCTGAAACGTCTGGTGACTATTATTGACGATGGACTACTGGAAACTGGCAAGCACGACTGGGTTCATTATCTGGGCACCAGTTGGCTGGAGTATGCTGTGATGTTCACTGCAATTCAACGCGCCATCAGGAAGCACCACAATCCGCAGTTCACCATATCTTTTGACTGCGCCAGCCCGTTCTACGGTGCTGCGAAGGGACAGATGTATTATCAGAATAAGCATGAACACAATCAAAAGTGGTCATACAAGATGATGAGTACCGCAGAGGATAAGAAGTATGCCGGCGACACCCGCCCGTTCAAAACGGCGGTGATTGCCGAAGGTATTCATCCGACGTTCACCGACTCTCCTGTGACTGCCCGAATGACCCTTGGTGATTTGTGCTATCGCGGTGTAGGAGCAGTGGGTAAGCACGGTAAACCTACTAAAACATCATGGGATACCCTAAGTTATGTTCTGGTTCAGTCCCATAATGTCTGGATGCACATCAACTCAGTACAAGAAGCAAACAGGAAGTTTGACAAAGGCGTAATGCCCAAGATGATGATTGAAGAACGGTTTGACCGGATTTATATTGCTGATGTTGTGGACCAAATCTTCGCCGCTAAGGACAAGACCAAGAGCATGAAACTCATTGCTGATCATGCGTGGATATGGGCTAAGTTCCGTGGCGAAAAGCCCAACAGCATGACTCTATTCAATACTCTGTATGGTGAAGCACCAACTGATGATGCTGTCATTGAGGAAAGCGATATTGAAACGACATTAGCCGAAAAGATTGATTGACACGCGCACATCTGTTATAATAACACAAGGAAACAAACATGGCAAAACCGTATTTTCTCACACAATTTGGTCTCAAAGTGGTCATGCGACATGACTATGACCTACCCGGACTCAAGGATAAACTCCAAGAATATCAGAAGAAGTCAGCAGACGCCTTCGCCCACTTTATGACGAATGTTCCTACGCTGGAAAATGGATCTTTTCTGGATGTGGGTCCTGGTGACGCATACGTTATGTACCGAATGAAGTCGCTCTTCCAAGAGGTGCGTGGCATTGATCTGTACATTGACAAGGATGAGTTTACTCCGGGCAACTGGCCAGTAATTGATCATGCTGATTGGTATGATATGGATGGTGTATATGGTGACAAGAAGTTTGATGCCATATTCATCAATCACTCTCTGGAACACGCAGCAAACCCGTATGCTCTCATGGAGCAAGTGAGTAAGCATCACAAATCTGGTGGCGCCCTTTTCGTGGCTGTCCCTGACGGAGACACAGAATTCGGCTACGGCATCACCAGCAGCACTACTCATTTCAGTTGTTTCACTGAGGGCTTCCTAAGTACATTGTTACAACGATTCGGGTACAACGTTCAAATCAGTCGCCGGGAGTTTCGACCTGAGGCAAAAGAAATCTGGGCATTTGCCATAAAGAACTAATGAATAATCTTGCCATAATGTATTCGGGCGGGCTTGACAGCCTCATCATGTATAACTATGCCAAAGCCCAAGGCATTTACGATAACATCACATGCGTCCATGTTCAGTTCGGGCAGCAGTATTCTCAAAAGGAACATGACTCCATCTCCAGAATAGGACCGTGGTATCCGAAGGTTGAAGTGATCAACATTGACGGACTGATGCAGTTGATTGGTCGGCGACTCACAAATCAAATCATTCCGAGTAGAAACGTTCTGTTGAGTGTTATCGGATCGATGATTGCTGATACCGTTTGGTTAGGCATTCTTGACGGTGAACAACTCGGCAAAGAGCATGACAAGTCAGATCAGTTCATACGAGATACTCAGGCTCTGCTGTCCTTCACCAATGAATTCTTCCAGAAGAGAACACTTGTGCAGGCTCCGTTTCGTAACCTGAGCAAGTCAGACACCATCACATGGGCCTTGGCATATGGCATCCCGCTTGATGTGCTGTACTCCACAACCAGTTGCTATCACCCCACTGAACTAAAGTGCGGTGAATGTCTTACTTGTGTGAAGCGCGCCATGGCATTCGCCACGAATAAAATTATTGAACCGGGATATGAAAAGAATCCGTTTGAATCTGACTACCTAAAAGAGTTAGACCGAGAGATTACGTTGGCTGCTTCTAATGGTGACCGCACAAGGTTCACTGATAATAGAATAATGGACTTCTTCAAGTTCAAAGATGCGTACCAAATGATGGGCGTTGCTGCTCCCCTAAGCAACGTTTCGTCTTTATAAATCAGGGGCAAGGAAAATAAAATGGCAAAGATCGTCTATCAATCAAACCCACGTGTCGCTCAAATTTTTGAGGACTTGGAAAACTACCTGATGTTCTGCCAGGACTTCGGGTACAGGTACGATGAGGCAACTCTGTATGACATGCGCGATTATGCGTTCCGTCAATTCACCAAGCAGGTGCAGGGAAAGCAAGCAAAAGACTGCTGGCAGGAAAATGCGCGGCCCTAAGATCGTTCGTGATTGGGGTTGGCACATAATACTTGAGGATCAGCCTCAGTATAAAGTGAAGGAACTTGTGTTGCTCGGTGGGAAGTCTCTTCCTTCCAAGCAATACACTTTGAACAAGCATTGGTTTGTTCTACAAGGTGAATGTTTCATTGACACCGACTATAAACATTCACCACAGAGCATCCATGTAATTCAGGGCAGCAGTTATGGAATTGGCCCTGGAGTATGGCACTCTGCTAAAAACACCAGTGACAAAGAATGTCACATACTTGAAGTGAGATATAATCCATGAACGAACCAGTAGTTATTGTGAATGTGATGACACCTGATGGGCTGACTCTTGCCCGAGAATTTCACGCCGTAGGACGATCCGTTATAGGCATCGTCGCCGATGTTTCTAAAGACTTTGAGGAAGACATTTCTTGTCTCCAGCAACTATTGGTCGGAGAAGTTGAACAACTGGCCAAGGCGGCAAGTTCGCTGAATAATTTCTGCGAAGTAATCCGCTGCTGATAAATATACAACAGGAGAAAAATATGGACAATTTACAAACACTATTCGACGCATATCTTGCCGAGAATGAAAAATTCGAAAAGGGCAATTCTGCCGCAGGAACCCGTGCCCGCAAGGCGCTAGGTGAGTTAGCAAAGGCGATCAAACTTCGCCGGAATGAAATCACTGAAATCAAGAACGCACGAAAAGCAGCAAAAGCCTAACACGGCATAAATACAATGTAGGGGACATGCGGTTCCCTACATTTCAAAAACATACCATCACAAAGGAAGGTACATATGTCATTCAATAAAACAAAGTGCGACCCAGAATTAGGTCGTCAAATCCAACTACATCTGTTGGCACAAGGCGTTCAAACGCCAATGGAATTTCTCAATGCTGACGAAGAACTAGACCGAAAATCTAAGATTGAGACAATAGAGCGGCACTTCAAAGCCATCATGGAAACACTGGGGCTTGACCTCACTGATGATTCCCTTGTGGAAACACCAAAGCGTGTTGCCAAGATGTATGTGAACGAGGTGTTTTGGGGGCTTGATTATGAGGCGTTCCCTAAATGCACCACAGTTCAGAACAAGATGAAATATGATGCTATGGTAGTTGAACGGAATGTCTCTGTTCAATCCAACTGTGAACATCATTTCGTTGTCATTGACGGTCTGGCCACTGTGGCATACATTCCAAATGTGAAGGTGCTTGGTCTATCTAAGATCAATCGCATCGTGGAATATTTCAGCAAGCGTCCTCAAATTCAGGAACGCCTCACTGAGCAAACATATCATGCCCTTCAGTTCATTCTTGGCACAGATGATGTGGCGGTGATGATTGAGGCTCAACACTTTTGCGTGAAGTCGCGCGGAGTGGAAGACGTTGGGAG